TACAACTTCAGGTGCTGTAGGTTTTGTACCTGCACCTGATCCTGCTCCTCCGGTTAACGCTGTGTACGTACTACCATCAAACATAGCTGCGTCATTGACCCCATCTGCCATTGCAATCTTTTCTGTACCCGCCCAGTTATAAACTGTAAAGGTGTATCGCTCTGCGCTAGTGCGGTCAGTTACAAAGTTTGTCCATCCAGAACCCGTGCTTGTTGCAACATTTGCACCCCGCGCTGCAACAACTTTATTTTGAAATACAGCTACTCCCAGTACGCCGCCAGAACCTGCAACCTGATTGTCGTCATACTTGCTAAAGCCTTTTATCTTGGAATAGCCGCCAGTTACAGACGGCTCATAGTTCTGCAGAGTAATAGCTTCTCCGGGTTTTGCAACGAACACACTTTTGTCGAGGACTAACCCACCATCGCAGTTTACAGGAAAGGCTTGTGTTGGCATTAGACGGCTCTCATGTAGTCTTTTTGGTTTAGTAGCTCGGTCTTCATTCTACGAATACCATTCTCATAGTCACGGAAGGAAAACTGTGCTGCCTGATCGTTGCCCCTAAGAATGTGAGTGTAATATTTTACACGGGCTACAATTACATCGTGATAACGTACAGGTATTTTTGGTTTGTCTGTAAAGATAGATAAGTCTGCAGAGGAGTCATAAAAATCAAATAGAACATCATACTGTGTGTTCTCAGGTATGGGCGTAATCCCGAAGGAGTTGTCGCTCCTCACGCGGTACACACAGTCGGGGCTGTTAAACCCGTCATCTGGCGCGGACAGGGCTAAAAACTCATTTTGTCTATATGAAGAATGATGACGCCCAAGACCTTCGTGGTACTCCTCAAAAGATTTGTACTTGAGAGTAGTAGCTGAAGCGTCTGCCTCAAACACCTCTACAAAGTCTATGTCAAGATTTTGTGATGCGGTGTTGCTGAGACTAATAAAAGTCTGTTGCGTAGATGCTGTAAAGGTAGCAGTCTTAATCTCTCCACCGCCTACATTTGTAATAGTAAACGTAGTAGATAAGTCAGAGTCCTTATCGGCGCTAGACCCTGCAAATACGTTTAGTGTTTCAGAGGTAGAAGAGATAGTTGCAGAGGCTATCCTTGCTGTGATGCGGTACGTTCTATTTTCTATAGTAGGTATTGCCTGATCTACACACCCATCGTTTAGCCGCAAAACTCCTGCAGCATATGTCCTACCACTAACCGAGTTACTAAGGGCAGGAGTTCCAGAGGTGCTTGTTCCTGCAGGGTCTGTGCTTCTGCTATCCCAGAAGGAACCCAAAGTAAAGGCCTTATCAAAGTCTCCCTGCCGGATAAGATTCTGAGGGCGCAAGAAGAAGCTGTCATAGTCTACGTCTGTGCAGAAAGTAATGTCACCGGATGTAGCCGTAAAGGTGGAGGATACGCCGGTCAGGGTTTCAGATGCTTGAAACTCACCTTCTATCGGCTCAATCAGCATGTACTGTTCGTCGGTGTGGCCCCCATGCGGCGGCACCCTACGCAGGATACCTTTTGCAGAGGACGTACCTCCCGTAATCATTTCGTTAATGGTAAAGCCCCCGCTAACGCTGGACACTTCTACTTTTACTGGGTACTTATACTTGCCCTTGCCGCCAAACAGCGTGTACCTTCCGTTGTGAAAGTGCCACGGCCACTGTATGTATTCAGCATCAATATCGCGGATAGCTTTGTTTATATCTTTTTTAACTGTAGTCTGTACGCCCCGTGTGCCAGACAGACCTGCAGCAGTTTCTGCAATAGTTGTCTCGTTGAGGTCAAACAGTACAGCGTTGATTAGTTCTACATAATTCATGGCTTGCCTAACTGTGGTTGGCTAAGAAGAGTTCATCTATAGTTAACACTGCTTGTATTCTGTTAGCAGTTCCTGCGGTTAACTTTATGATATCTCCCTCGTTCAGGTTTAATTCTAGAGCAAGCAATACAAAATCATTTGCCGCTACGCTCTTGCTACCAAGTAGTTTATAGGTAGCACTAGCACTTGCATCTGTAAGCTCTAGGGTTACAGGCGTAGCATTGCCCGAAGTCTCACAGATAATTATGTTCTTTAGAACAGCATCGTGACCAGCAGGAACGGTGTACACAGTTGTCTGACTTGTGCCGTCAAGTGCAACTGCAGCGTTTCTTAGTCGTACCGCTCTTGATAGTGTCGATGTCAAGATTCTGTTCCTTTTGGTTTATTTACTACAGGGTTAAAATCAAGACCAACAGACGACAGGCATTCAACTTCTGGGTTTGCATCGGAGACGCCTGTTAGTGTATATGATCTAGTTTTAGGATTTATGTACATTGTGAACAGTATTCCGTATACAATATCTTTAAACATAAAGGCAGGATATTCTCCATGTCGTTCTGCTTGCGGTGCAAAAGTACCAATAGGAAGACATATAGTAGAAGATGTCTGTGCATAGCTAGCTGTTGAAAAAACTAAAAAAGCCAATACTGTTAAGATACATTTCACATTACATGCCCCAAGCCTTCTTTAAATACGTCTGAACCAGTGTTGATTTTGTAAACATGTCCTTTTGAGCCTTCATAAGGTAAGTATTTACTTCGTACATGTTTTGTAAAATAAAAGACTGTTCGTAAGATACGTTAGAAGACATCCACCCAATTATATTTTGCCTAAATCCTTTAGTAACTTTTTCTACGCCGTGGGGGTAAATGATAGGGAAGATTACCGCTTCTCCAGCGTTTAGTTTCTTACCTATCTGGCCTACAGGAGTTGCTAATGTAAACTCCCCGCCCTCGTAATCGTCTGATAAATTTATGCTCCAACCGTAGTCAAAAAATACATTGTTTGATTTTGGTCGGGCCTTAAAAGCATCTACATGCAGGTCGTAGTAGTCTCCCTCCATGTATTTATTATAAAAATTTACTGATACTCTGGTAGGACAATACACGCTGTCAATATAATGTGTATCATATAGCTTGTCGGTAATTAGCTTCCTTACCTCGTCTGGAATACCTTTAGATTCTTTATTGCTCTTCAGGTCTTCTAGATCGGGGGCAGTATCTTCCCCGTTCTTAAATGTGTTCTGGTCAATCTTGTCCAGACAAAAATTTACTTCATCTTCGGTTAGTAGTTTGATAAACATATGTACCTCCGTCAATTCAATATCAAAACAATTTGAAGGGTGGGGTTTTTAAAAGGAACCCCACAGAAACCTTTGGTACAATTACGTACCAGACGACACCGTAGCCGCTTCCGTAAGCGGGTTGCGCGAAATGTCAACCATGCAAACGTGAACGCGAAAACGGCAAGCACTTTCACCCGTTGAGCCACCATCAAGGATGAGGGCGTCAATCGTGTCAGCACTTGTTAGGATACGGCAGTTGGACCCGGAAGCCCCAATAGCGGCTTCAAGGAAAGGCGAGAAGCCAGCGGCAAGCGGAGAACCGTCAAGAAAACAGTCTACATCACCACCAGTAAAGCCAATATCCAGAGTAACCTGACCATTACCACGCGCTTCAAGAACTTCAAGCGCACCAGCAACAATCATGGTATCTGCAGGAACGTCTACAAGTTGTACAACGTCTCCTCCAGTACCACCATCGGCAGTATCGTGGACCTGCGAAGTGACCACGTAAGGGGAAGGCATCCGCGAAGGATGACCAACGGTTCCACCGCCGGAAATAGTACGATCAATAGTAGCCATAATTCATACCTCCCTTATGCGTAATCAACAATGCCAAGGACCAAGCCTTCTGGACGAATGACCTTACGGCCATATACGTGCAGACCACGAACCACATCAGCAAATGAATCAGGATCGCGAATAACTTCAGTCTTAGCAATGGAGTTAGCAGTGGCCGTTGACGACATGTGACCGGCAAGAACAATGTTCTCTCCGGTAGCAACGCCACTGAGTGATACCATGTCCGTCGTCGTAGTCGCATCAGCAGACTGACGAAGGGCATTGGATTTATACAGCGAGAAGCCCATAACCTTTTGAGCCGTCAGCAACCCATTACGCATGGGGGACTGATCGTCACCAGTTACTTGAACTTCCGCAATTTTAGCACCCGCTTTGTAGAGAGTTTCATAGAAACGCGGGGGCGCTACAAACCAACGGTTCTCTTCTGGAACATCAGCTTGATCAAGATGACGCGCCATGAGAGCGATGATATGCACAGCCTCATCACCAGCATCGCTGCCAGCCATCGTATGAGGAGTACCTGAAGTACCAAGATTGGAGTCAGTTTCAACGGAGCCAGAAGCGCCTTTGATACCTGCACCATCAATCATAGCCTGAAGTACATTTTTGTCGTAGTTACGTTTGAGAGAGAATGCACCTGAAGAGGTAGCAAGCGCCTCAAAGTTAACGTGCGATTGACGCTCTTCGATATCATCTACCTTGAACGCAAACGCTTGAGCCTGATCTACAGTCAATTGAATTTCATCGTCTGCCAAGTCCTGCGGAGTAACCACAGCACCACGGGTATACGCTGAAATCGAGACAGTGGGTTCTTTCATAATGCGAACCGTGTCACCGAAATTCTCAATCTCCCCCGCATAGTCAGTATTAGTAATATCTTCTACAACTGA